TGAACTTTTTGTTTTTCTTGAACTTTTTGTTTTTCTTGAACTTTTTGTTTTTCTTGAACTTTTTGTTTTTCTTGAACTTTTTGTTTTTCTTGAACTTTTTGTTTTTCTTGAACTTTTTGTTTTGAAATTAGATTTTTTTTCATTATTTTTACTCTTATCTGTAGACTTTGTATCCTCCGGTCTTTTTTCTTTCCGTTCTAACAAAATAGCACGTTGTCTTCTATCCATCCTATCGAAATCTGCTTCAATATTGTTGATTTGAATTTGATTAATATTCGGTTGATTCGCCATTTATAATTTAATTTAAAATTAAATTAGATCTCTTTTACACCGATGAAGATTTAAATTCGCACCCATTGGGTGCGTTTTAATTCATTTATCGGCAACGTTTCCCTTGAATACTGAACCGCCTTTGGCGGTTTATAATCTTCAAGGGTGTAAAAATTCATCTTCATTTCGTTCTTGAAAATAATTCATGATATCATCTTTAAATTCTTCGCTGAATTGTTCAGTCGGAACGATCACTCCATTCTTGTCGTATTTTACTACAGAAGGAGAATAATTGTGATTTACCAATACCACCCAACGTTCCTGATATTTTCGATTCTTTTTACTTCCATGAAAATGATGTCGAATTACCCCTGGTGTGTACCCGAAACGAAGCCTACTTATTTTCTCTTGAAAAGAAAGTACAGTTTCCTTGTATTCTTCACATGATAAAGACGAAATCGCTTTCAATCCGTTTCCTAGAATAGATAACATCATAATGTTATCACCCGACCCCAGGATAGCTTTATCGTACAAACCGCCGATTTTTTCATAAGCCTTGCGAGTAATTGCCCACGCATACCCTGGATGCCATTGATCATTTCCATTATTGATATACTTTTTACCTTTCTGATACATGTACCCAGAACTGTTAAAAACCCTCATTGTCATTTTATGTTGGTCCATATCAACTGCATGACTGAATAATTGGACAATGTCACAACACCCATTCAAGATTTTTAACGTATCAAGCGCCCACGTACTGCTTTCAAATTCCAGATCGGCGTCGATCCATGCAAACGCCTTATAATTTTTCGGTAAAAGTTTTACACCCAAATTGATCATATTTTCTTTATGCCATAAAGGCGTGTCTGTACGAATTTGCAAATGCTTTGGATTTTTAGTTGTAATGATGAAAGGTTGGTCTTTGTAAGCCAACTCAACAATATAAAGTTCAACATTATTTTCATTTTTCATGCGATGCATAAATTCTTTCATTAAAATGTAGCGTTTTGCAAACATACAAGGATTTGAAATTACAGCAATCACGTGCAATTTGTCATCGATTGGATCATTTTGTTCAATTGCATCCTTCATTTTATTTGGAAAAAATTCAATGTGATCTATCTCGATGCCATTCACAATTGTCATTTTAAATTAATTAATTCTTTTAAATCATTTCTTTAAAAAAATAATTAAATAAATGGAACAAATCATTAAAGAATTATTAAAATCGAAAAAAGATGAAGATTTTATTCAACACCTTTTTTATGCCATACATGATATGAAAATGGATACAAATTTACCTCTAACTGTATCCGCCGACGATAAATTTTATTTTTTGAAAGAAATGTACCCCAATTTAAAATTTGAAAAGTTCAACAAAAACAATTTATTTTTTACGACCGATGATCACAATTCGCTTTTAACTTTTAACTTTTCTTTTTATTCCGATTCTGATTCTGAACCTAAAGATTTAAACATTGGATTGAAAAAGGATGACGATGGTATTCTTTTGAAAAAAATTATTAATCCAAAACCTCTTTTTCCAGATTCGTTCTGTATTACAGATAAGATTAAACATTTCAAAAAATTTATCGAGATTTTGAGTAAAGAAAAGGTGGGCCGCGAATTTCCATCCATTATCGATGTCTACGCATCTCCTGTAATAGAAAACATGATGAGAATTAAAGATTATGAAGCAATACAAAAATATTTTAAAACGATTGAAATTCATGGCGAAAATGTTACAACTGTCACCAACTTAAAAGGACGTACGTTACGCATTCATTTTCAGGAAAAAATGTCATCTAGTATGAAAAATGTGATGATAGACGAGAAGATGTACCAAACAATGGTTGATGTCTTATCGAACTTTCCAGAAAAGATTGTGTGGACATCTTTCTCGAATGATTTTTATGATAGTTTGAAAAAGTACACTTATCATGATAAAGTTGGAGAGATTTATGGCTACCAATTAAAAAAGAAAATGCCATTATTTACAGAAAAGGCTAAAAATAAAATGGATTTAATCATTAAATTTGGGTTGATTTTACCTAAAATCAGAGAAGTCATTTCTTTACTTGAACTAAAAACCAGTTTTGAAAACCGAAAAAATAAATTGGAACTATTACTTAAAAAGTAATGCTAGAATAAAATGTGCGGTATTTTTTTACATTTTAGTAAAGATGGAATCATTCGGAAAGAACTCATGGAAATACTTTTGGCCAAATATTCGTCCATTGAACACAGAGGGCCTGATAAGCACACATTATCATTATTTGGAAATTGTTTAGCCGGATTTCACCGGTTGGCGATCAACGATTTATCATCGAAAGGTGATCAGCCATTCGAACTGAATGGAGAAATGCTAATGTGCAATGGAGAAATTTACAATTACGAATACCTTCAAATGAAGGAACAATTTCCTTTAAAGAGCAAAAGTGATTGTGAAATATTGCTGCATATGTTTCAAAAGTATGGGATTGAAGAATCTTTCAAACAGATTGACGGCGTATTCGCTATCGTTTATGTCACATCTGATTCAATTTACATGATCAGAGATCGTATCGGAGTAAAACCTTTATTTTACACAAAATCAAAAGATTCTGTAACTATTTCAAGCGAACCAATTGCACTCGACGATTTACAAGGAACTATCTCTGAAGTGTCTCCTTCTTCCTACACAGTTTATTCCAAAGATTTTGATACATTTGATACGTTTGTGTGTGATACGTTACCGGAAGACGTTTTTTACGAGGACGAAGAAAAGGCGATGCCTGTTATCAAAGAAGCATTAATTAAAGCTGTACGAAAACGTCTTTGTAGCGATCGACCTATTGGCTGTTTGTTAAGCGGTGGTCTTGATTCTTCTCTTGTAGCGTCTATTTTAAGTAAAGAGTTGGAATCGTCTGGAATCCGACTAAAGACTTTTTCGGTAGGATTTCCAGATTCGACTGATATTGTGTACGCCCGAAAAGTAGCAGAGTATCTCCAGACTGACCACCATGAATTAATCATTGATTACAAGGATGCATTGGAGTATATTCCTACCGTCATTAAAAAACTCGGAAGTTTTGATACGACAACGATTCGAGCGAGTACTCCCATGTACATGTTATGTGAATGGATCAATAAAAATTTTAAAGAGAAGGTTATTTTTTCGGGAGAGGGAAGTGATGAAATATTTTGTGGCTATTTATATTCACATAATGCTCCAACCGACGACGATTTGGTTGAAGATAGCAAGCGTCTGGTAAGACAACTGTATAAATACGACGTATTGCGTGCCGATCGGTGTACAGCTGGAAACAGTTTGGAATTTCGCGAACCTTTTTTGGACCAGACATTGGTTGATGTCGCTTTACGATTGACGGGAAGTTTGAAAAAACCTTTGCCTTACAATGATGCTATTTTCGAGAAATATATTTTAAGGAAAGCATTTACTGGTTATTTGCCAGAAGATGTATTGTGGCGTCGTAAAGCGGCCTTTTCGGATGCTGTAAGTAGCTCCCAGAAACCTTGGTACAAATGGATACAAGAATATTCAGAGACAAAAGAAGTTACGGATTTCAATGGAACACGAGAAAGTAATTATTACAAAACAATTTTTGCATCTTTTTATAAGAGCTACAAACCAGTTATTCCTCTGTGGTTGCCAAAGTGGAGTAATACTGGTGAAGAACCATCTGCTACAGTATTAAATGTTTACAAAAAAGAAGAACATTAGCTTAAAGAATCTTTTTTTTATTAAAAATGTCGGAACCAGTTTCCTTTATTCAATCATTATTTGAAAAAATTTTTAAATGTAGTTGTTGTTCCGGTGAAGAAGACGAGAAATTTATTGATAAATTCGAGCTATTTAAATACATCAAAGATGTCTTTCGGACAGATGAACAGAAAAGTAAAGAAGAAGATGAACAGAAAAGTAAAGAAAAAGTCGAAAAAGTAGTTGAAGAAAAAGTCGAAAAGGTCGTTGAAGAAAAAGTTGAAAAGGCTGTAGAAAAGGTCGTTGTTGTAGAAAAGGCTGTAGAAAAGGTCGTTGAAGAAAAAGTTGAAAAGGTAGTTGAAGAAAAAGTCGAAAAGGTAGTTGTTGTAGAAAAGGTAGTTGTTGTAGAAAAGGTCGAAAAAGTAGTTGAAGAAAAGGTTGAAGAGTCAACACTAAATTTAGTAGATAAAATTGATACAGAAGATGATTTTGATAAAATCGAAGAATTTGAAAAATCAAAAGATATTTACTTTGAAGACTTTGACATGATTTACACAGAAAATGAAAATGTCCTTTTTTCACCAATAGTTTACAATACAAAATACATCTAATTTAAAATCACTCGAATTTTAAATCTTACATGTTTACGACTAACTAGAACTCATAGGTTGTACTTTACCTTTTTAAACCAATCCGTGACCGTTTTTTTAGTTTGAACTTTTTTTATTTGCTGAACCTTCTCTTCCACCAAATCACAATTTTCATTAACGTAAATAACCTTTTTTATACCAGCATTTTTAATCCGACGAATGCAATTTTCACACGGAGTCGAATTAGACAAATTGTTATTTGAGTCAATCCTAATCACAATCAATTTTACATTATTCCGAATCTTGCGATTTCGCAAATACAAAATCGCACCATGTTCTGCATGTTTGCTATTTGCCAACTCGCCTTGGATTAATGTTCTAGTTGAATTGCACGAAATAGAGTTTGGAACCAAATGTTTCCCTATAATAATTCCAGCAGACAATTTAAATTTCATATCAGTCTTTGTGCAGCTATGTAATAAGGAATGTAACTCAATTCGATCAGTCATTGTTGATATTATTCCGAATATTTTAATTAATTCAATTTTATAAAAAAACTAAGTAATAAAAGTATGGTATCTTATCACGGTTATTGGACGTATCAAAATATAATTCAAGCTGAAGCAAAACAACCTAAAGAAACGTGCAGAATAAATGTTAACACTATATCGGGATACATTGCATCTAAACCAAATTACACCTTATTTCAATACATGATTAAACTTGCCGACATGGAATTAAAAATGGGAAACGAACAATTTGATGCAACTTTATTGCTTGTAAGCGACGAGAATCTGAGAAAACAATTCTCCGACGATTTTTTTATCAACATGGACAAACATAAGGCCATACACATATTAAACGCCCACCTGTTAAATCATCGAATTCACAAGAAAACGTTAATGAGTCAACGCCTCAGCAAAATCTACACCAAAAACTTAAAAACTGAAATTTACTTTTTGAACAATCAAGGCAAAATCACCATTAATAATATGGCAACCTTGTTACAAGAAGATATCGATCTACAGAATGGAGTCATACACATTATCGATCGATTAGTAGGACCAGTTTTTTAAGTATCAATGTTTTTGTAAATATCAATATCAACCTTATATTTCCCATATAAAAATGTAATGCCATTTATTGACTTTATTTCTCCATCAACGTATTCAATGTCTTTGTTTGAGATGGATTTAAGAGTAATGCACAAATTGATCAAAACGTACAATTTTTTAATTTGATTCGATTTCAAGTCAAACTTATTCTTCATATCAATCAAAAAATTCTGGAATAAAATATCTCTTATCCCTTTCTTTTTTATTTCATTCCAACTACATGTTCTTATTTTTTTGATACTCTGTTCAACTTCTTCAAATTCTTTTAATAAAATGCTACGTTCATTTTTACTCATGATATTCATCTTTTCTTTCAACAGTTTGTATACATCCTCGTAGATTTGTAAAGGTTCCTTATCAATAAATTTGTATACAAACTCTTTCCCCTTATTATTTGAACATAAGAACCCTTTGCTAATATAAGAACCTGATGGACAAATGGCATAAGATAAATTCTCAAACGTGTCTTTCCAGAAACTATCTTCGGTGAATGGAATCGTTTTCAAAAAAATTGGGTATACAATATCACGTTTTATTGGCATACTTTTATATATTATATTTGCTATTAAATCGTGAATAACGATTTAATTGAATACGAATTATTAAAAATGCCTACATTAGAACTAAAAACTTCTATTGAAGTGGAAAAAAGTATGAAACTAATTGATATCAATGGAAAAAAAATAAATTTTCAGTCGGATTGCATTGTCAAAGGAAACCCCAAAAATCCATTTAAAATTGCAATCGTCAACCAAAATGAACTTGATAATGGAGATATCAATTTTGAAGTGTGCTCTGGAAATTTCTCTAGAAGGGTAACATATGAAAGCGCGGACAATGAACATTTGAATCATTACATCGCCTTTAAAAAAATGCCAAACGACGAAAATGCTATAAAGGCGGAAGTAATCGTACAATTGACCGAATTAGAAATGGATCTCAACCCCAAACTGACATTAAACAACGAATCCAATTCTTCGCCCGTCTCTCAAACTAACCTTTACTCCCCCGTCTCTCAACCAAATTCACAGTTGTACTCACCAGTTTCTCAACCAAATTCACAGTTGTACTCACCAGTTTCTCAACCAAATTCGCAGTTGTACTCTCCGGTTTCTCAACAAGAAGATCCAGAAGTTGACATTTTAAAACAAAAATTGTACGAATTAAGTCAAAACAATGAGTACAAAACACAAAATTCTTTTTACAGATATATTTCAATCGGATGTTTTATTCTCCTTATTCTATTCGTGGTATTGAAAAAGTAAATTTTATTAATAATAAAATTTGAAGCTTTACGCATTTGTAGCAATAACGTAATTCCTTGTCAATTTCATGAATGCGTCGATCCAATCCCAAATCATCTTTTTATCATTCTCGTCCAATTTATTTTTCCAGAGATTCCGGAATACATCAGACTTGCTAATTTTTGAAAATAGTACATTGTCCAAAAAAAACAAATCATTGCGCTTCTCAATTGAAGTCATGATTTCTTCGTTCGAGACAACTTTTACAAAATAACTCATAATTTGAGTGGATGGAATTTGGTCTTTGATTAAGATACGTATCAGTATGAAATCTTTTTCATTTGGAAACATATCAATCAATTCATCAAAAAAAGCTACCAGTGATTTTTGGAACTTGTCTAAAATTTGTATGTCCATTTTTTAATATAGTTATCTTCTTAAATTTAGAAATACTAAACCAACTGAGTTATGCAATTGTATTTGACAGTATCATACTTTATCTGCTCAATTTTTACACGAATTTCATTTTTGCAATCAACTTTTTCTTCTTTCTTTACAAATTTATCCGTATCGAAAACGTACCCTAATAAAACCAGATTTGATTCCGGAATGAAAAAATTGATATTATCGTACAATTTACCAAATACTCCTTTTGATAAGATCAATGACGGGATAAAAGAAAAAATCATGTTTTTTTCAGGTTTTATGGTTTTCGCCATAAAAGTTACCACGAATGTAATAATGATCGAATCTTTATTGATGAAATTATCCATCTCCAAGATTTCATCAATCGAAATAATCAACCCAACTTCACAACATGTTCTCTCGTACTTTTTTTTCAATTCGCTGTAAATATATTCATCGATATCTCGGGTTAAATGTTTGGGCTCAATGTGTACCGGTTTTGTTATTTTGGACATCATTTTTTTTAATGAATTTGCTTTTAAATAAATTCATTTTTATTAAAAATTTATTTTTCTTTTTATAAAATGAAGGATTTTGTTTTAGCAATTATTGGAACAGTTGGTATCGCTGCATTAGCGATGAGTATGAAAAACGAAGAAATCCGCGAAGACTTTAACTCTGGATTTGGATTTCGTAACCGTGTTGATAAAGTTGTGAAAAATAAGTACGGTAGCGAAAACGCGATTCCGGTAGAAGATGTACCGAATATTACTTGCGCGCCCGCATCTGCCGCTAAACCCAAAATGGTAGAAAATTATTCCAGAAAAGGAGATTTTGTTGGTAATGGTTTGGGCGCCAACAGCTCCACAAACATGCCTTTTATTACTCCTACGCCTCATTTAAATCAAACTGTGAATAAGCCATCTCCTAGCATGCATTTGCCGGCCAGCATTCGTTACAACCCCCCGTCGTTGAGCAACATGGGTGTAACCGAAGACTATCAATGCAATTCTGTTCGCGAAAACTACATGCCTCCCGCCACGTGCGCCCAGCCTCAGCATCCATACATGCATCTACCCGAAGAATACGTCGGCTCAAATTATTCCGCCACGCCTATGAAAGCGCCTGTGATGTCAAAAGATTTCATGAACCCGCCTGACAATTTGGCCAAAGATGGTATGCTGCTCGACCCATTCGATGGAAAAGAAGTGATGGTGTTTGATCGCCCGATGACAACTACCTTGAAAGTCGGTCGTTTTGCTGGCCGCGGTACTCGCGATTTGATTCGCGGCGATCTGCCTGTCGCTCCTTCTGCGCACAAGGGATGGTTCAGTACACCAGCTGACCCGACTGCATTGTCCAAAGGAGCTCTACAAGCGATTGGTGGCGATAGTGAATCTACTACGGTCATGAACAAATTCATGGAAATGTATGGCGATGTTTCTGGAGTTGGCTCTGGTGTCAATTTGGCTGACCCTGTAAGCACGCAATACACTGCTTACGAGATGACAAACAAGGCGCAGGGTGTATGCAACAATACAGTGAGCGTAACCAATTTTTAATTCAACTCTTTAATTTTGATAATATAAATGTATTATCAAACAAAGTGTAAGTCGTCTTTTAATGTTTATTTTTTTTAGGTTGGGGGTATTCGTCCGATGAACTTGAAAATTCAGACCTAGAATCTTCGGAATCATAAGATGAATCGTATTCTGATTCGGAGTCAGAGTCAGACTTTTTACTGGATTCCGCAAATTGTTTCAAAATTTTGTAAAAATTGTGTTTGTCTTTACCCTTTACCACCTTTTCCTCTTCGATGTCACTTAAATCTTTGATTTTGCGAGGATTTTTCTTTGGCGAAAAAATGCTATTGTTACGATTTGGTTTCTGGGGCGAAATGACGCTGCTCTCGAAACGTTTATGCTTTGGTTCCTCTTTTTTGAAAATTTTATCGAGTAACTGTTTCTCGCGGTCCATCAATTGTCTTTCACGTTCCAACAATTCTCGCTCTTTTTTGGAAAATTCTTCTTCTCGAGCAGAAAATTTACGCTCAATCTCACTTCCAAATCGATCCGAACGTCTTTCCTTTTTGCTTTCTTCCCTTTCAAATTTATTTTCTCGTCGACTCGTCTCCTTAAGACTTACGCTATCTCTCTCAAATTTATTTTCACGTTTACCTTCTTTTACAGCGTCGCTTACTGAGTCTCTCACGGAGTCTCTCCGACTTTCTTCTCTTTCAAATTTATTTTCTCGTTTACTTGCTTCTTTTACACTTTCTTTTACACTTTCTTTTACATTTTCTTTTACATTTTCTTTTACACTTTCTTTTTTACTTTTTTTACTTTCTTCATCCTTTTCGGTTCGTTTACTTGCTTCTTTTACATTTTCTTTTACATTTTCTTTTACATTTTCTTTTACATTTTCTTCATCAAATTTATTCTTCTTTGATTTAATTTTGACAACACTTTCCTCTCTTTCCGAACTTTTTTCTCGTTCTTCGTCTTCACTTTCGCTATCTTTTTTAGTAAAAAGAAGAGGAGGTGTTTCATCATCGCTCTCTTCACTCTCAGTTGTGTCAGTATCCTTGTCTTTTACGTCTACTTCCTCTTCCTCATCATCTTCATCATCCTCTTCTTTTTCCTCTTCTTTTTCATTTTGGGTAGTAGGAAAAGTTGAGTCTAGCCATTTCAAATGTTCTTTTTTGTTGCAAAGAGTCCATCCATTCTTGTTTCGAATTTTTCGCGCACCGTATTCTTTAAACTTATTGTCCAACATCTTGAAATCTTCAGACTTTGTTGGTGTAATTAACAGTTTATTATTACGAACTACAAAAGAAACGCTCATTTTAAATAAACTAAAATTTTTAAATAGACATAAAATTGAATAATAAAAATTTAAAATAAGTTTTTTTAAATTATGATTACGCTCACTTTAAACAACTTCAGATGTTGGGAAAATAAATCATTCTCTTTCAAAAATAATGGAATCATTTTACTTTCGGGAATGTCAGGCAAAGGAAAAAGCACAATCTTAAACTCAATCCTCTACGCCATCACAGGAAACGTGAAAAATGTAGCAACATTTGGAAAAGAAAAAACAAAGCTAGAAGTCGTACTCGTCATTGACGATCTTATCATCACACGCGGAAAAAATCCAACCCGTTTTATGGTAAAACAAGGATCTAAAATGTATGAAGAGAATGAAGCACAATCTATCATCGATCACCAATTTGGCACCGAATTCAAAAACATTAGTTACATCGACCAAGACAATACATACTCTTTTGTCTATCTAACACCTGAAACAAAAATGTCTTTTCTACGAAATCTCTTACTCTCAAATGATAAGATCGAAGAAATGAAAGATTCAATCAAACTCAAACTAGATTCGTCTAAAAAAGAACTTATCTCACACGATTCGAAAATAGCTATCATTACTCCTCTATTTAAGTCTCTTACCTACACTGAAAATTTTTGCAAGATTAAAAAGGTAATCACAATCGAAAATTATTCTGAAACATTGCAAACATTACTAAACAATCTTGACGTCTCCAAAAAAAATAAAACCAAACTATCCATGAAATTATCAAAACTAGATTCAGATTACAAAAAATACATGGACCAAAAAGTATTGTCGCAAAAAAAAATAGAAATTGAATCCGAACTAAATCTCTACAACATCTCAGAACTGAAAAAAAGTCTGCATCTTTTACAATCTCAAAAAAATGAATTTGATAAAAATCAAACGTCTATTGAAAAACAAAAACAGCATGCAAACGACCTCATTGAAAAAGAAAAACTTTCCATCGAACCAAAAGATTTCAGCTTAATTCCTACTCTTGAAAAAATTGTCAATATCTATCAATCCATTTCAAATCTGGAAGACAAAATCGGAGACGTCGATGAACTCACATCCTTAAAATCCAGTTTAATGGATGAAATACAACATATGTCTGACCAAACATACGAATGCCCTTCTTGCGAAACGAATTTGAAATTGGAACAAGGAAAATTGGTGAAAACAGATGCATGTATCAAAGTATCAAAAGAAGAAATTTTGAAGAAACAAAAACAATTGGAAAAAACTCAAAAAGAATTAACTTTACTCGAAAAATATAATGAAGAATACAACATTTTATTTGACAAATTCGAACTTTTAGTCAAACAAACGTCTTACGATACAGATACAGACTTTGGTCCAATCTTATCGTCTCTCAAAAAAGAAGAACGAGCCCATTCTATGCTCGTTTCAAAAATCGCTGAACTTGATAAAAGAATCGAGTCCTACAAATTCGACGCTATCTCCGAAATTTCTATCGACATTTATGAAATCATTGAAAAAATCGCAATTTGTAAAGATTCCATTAAAAGATACAATGATCTCCAAGAACGTCTTTTATGTATGCAATTTGATACTTTGATGGATCCAAGTGATACCCTACAAGAAACCAAAGACCAAATTATCTGCTTTGAACAAAAAATCGAGGACTACGAAACTTCTGTCAAACAACTGAATTCCTGGAAACAAATTCACGATACAAACACAAAGTACACCGAATTAACTGAATCCATCCGAATCAGTAAAGACGCCAAAGACTATCTGATGGATGAAATCAAATGTTATGAAAAATTACTTTATTTTGTCAAAGAGGCAGAAACACGATCCATTTTTGATTTTATTGATAGTTTAAATCAACACGCCAACATGTACATCGAAGACTTTTTTCCGGACGAAGATATACGCGTAAATCTTGTCACCAACAAAGAATTGAAATCGGGTAAAGATAAGATCGGCTTATTTTTTGAAGTTCAATATCATACTATTAAAGGTGATCTGGACTTTTTATCAGGTGGACAACGTGATCGTATCAATCTGGCGTTTACACTCGCTTTCTCTGAATTGGTTCAAAGCCGCATTTTATTGTTAGATGAATGCATTTCTTCTTTGGACAGCGAAACTTCTGATACGGTAATTGAAACGCTCAAAGAAAAATACAAAGGAAAATTGATACTTTGTGTAGCACATCAAGTCAATACTGGCGCGTTCGACCAAGTTGTTACAATTTAATTTTTCATGTAATAAATGAGTTTTTTGATTCATATGATAACTTATTTATTCAGTGCACCTATCGCCAAAGTTGCATCCGGATACTTAGTTTCGTATGCAGGAATAACACCAGCTTTCGTCCCTGTATGCATCGAAATGACTTCATATGCAATGGTTCGTCCAGTGAATTATTTGTTTGTTCACCCCTTCATGAACTACATTTCAAAAAATTTAAAATTGATTACTTTTAAAAAAACTCAAGAAAATAAAGATGACTTTATACTTATCTCAGAAATATCCTCATGATCGTGATTCTAGAATTTCTTTTGATGAAGCAACTCATACCTACAAAATCGATGGGTCAAGTGAAGGAATAATTAGTGTCACAACTTTAATTCACCACCATTTTCCGCAATTTAATGCAGATGATGTCATTAAAAAGATGCGCAATAGTAAAAACGGTCTTTCAGAAAAATATAAGGGTATGACAGACCAAGAAATTAAATCATTGTGGAATGAAAACGGGAAATCGGCGAGCGGCAAAGGCACGAAAATGCATAAATCGATCGAATTGTTTTACAATGACGATATGGAATACATGTACGAAACACCCGACCCCGAATTTCTTCACTTTTTGGCATTTCATGAAACGGTAAAACGCCGTTTGACGCCGTACCGAACCGAATGGAGCATTTTCCGAAGCGATCTGAAATTGGCGGGACAGCTGGATATGTTGTACAGCATCAACGGCGAAGAAGGTAAATACGCCTTGTACGATTGGAAACGGAGCAAGGAAATCAAGATGGAAAATAAATTCGAGAAGGGTTTAGGACCATTTCAACTAGATAATTGCAATTTCAATCATTACTCAATCCAACTGAACATTTACAAGAGGATTCTAGAGACACTTTACGGTCTTTCTATTGTAGAAATGGTTCTGGTAATCTTATATCCAGAAAATGAAACGTTTCAGTTATTCAATGTTAAGGAAATGAAAAGTGAGATCGATTACATCATCAATGAAAGAAAAAAAGAACTTTAAAATTTTTTTAATTATAAATGATAATCATTTATATTTTATTACCATTATTTATCATTGTTTTTGGATGGATCGCTTATCAAAAAACAATCACAGAATTATACACCCCATCTAAAAATATGCAAAATGTGATACCATCTATCCTGACCTACAACATTCAAAAATTTCCGTGGTCTTTCAAAACTCTGAAAACAATTGCTGAAATGGACAATCATTCCATTATTCTTATCCAGGAATGTTACGATGAACTTTTTTCTTCTCTGGAATCTTATTTTCCGCACTACTACATCTGTCGCAGTAAAATGAAAGGGGTAACAATTGTAAACAGCGGACTGGTCATCTTATCCAAATACCCCATCGTGAATTACAAATTCGTACCGTACGTCAACTACAATGCAAAAACGCTCGACTGTCTCACCGAAAAGGGATTTTTAACAGCGACCATGGATATAAACGGTAAACCTTTAACAGTTATCAATACACATCTACAATCGTGTGACCACGAACGTTACGACCAACACGCGTTTTTGCAATTGAAGGAATTATTGAAATACGCCGAAAAATTGGATACCTACATTATTGGCGGCGATTTCAATATTGATATTGAAGATCTGAAAACGCGTCATCGGTTGCAAGTTTTTTACCCATCTGAGCCGACCATTTACATTGATTTCAAAACCAGTAAATCACAATCAAGTCCAGCAAAAGGGTACGACGGATTGGTGTTTGATTATTTTATTACATGTGGAAATGTAAGAATGGATCCTGTAACTATCCAGAGTCCATATAGCGATCATAATCCGGTAAGTAGCAAGATTGAATTGGAATTTTAATTTTTTGGTGTAATAAATGATTGTCGTTTATTTACTTTTTTTAATTCTACTTTTTATTGTTTTGGTGCAACATTTCAGACTTTTAGGATTCATCTTCTTTCTTGCACTTTTCAACATCTTCCAATTTTTTTATGATAAAAAATGTAATTTTTACAAGAATAATCCGGATATTCCTCGTTACGATAAAGAGCAACTTTACAAAGAACTTCAACATGGTGATATTGTCAATAATCTTGATTTTACTAGCGAATACAAACCTATCAGATATTTTAATTTTCGTTTATCACATTTGATGATGATTGTTGAAGAAAATGGTGAAAAGTATGTAATTGATTTTTTGCCATATTGCATCAATGATAAACGTATTTTACGACTAGAAATGGTCGATGATATTTTTTCGGGAGGAGAAAAAAAATGGTACGTTACTAAAACTCCTTTGCTAGAATATTTATTAAATTCTAATGTACAAGTAATGAGAATACTTCGAAGTCCTGTAAACAAAACATACATCATACCAGAAACTTTATTCATTGATCTATATTTTAAAAAAGTAACTTATTGTACTTTACTTACAGGTGATATTTTACTGCATAATAACATTATTAAAACAAATAAACTATTTAGACATCGACCTTCTGACATTATTGACCAATTACAAGAAAATGGCTACGAATCATTTTTATTAATTTTCATTAAATAAAATGGGCTGGAAAAAAAATGAATCTTTGTCTACGTCCTCTACTTCATTTAAAGAATGTTTTACAATACTTTTAAGAGACTATAAAGACAATCATGATTGTTATTTTAACACAGATAATTATGATGAAATTGAAGCTGAAATTAATTTTTTGAAAAACGATGATGATATGTACAAACCTCTTTTTACATCGGTTGAAATAGTTGATAAAGATGGTGTAAAAATTCCATACTCTACAGAAGAACGTTTACACCATCTTAAATCTGCCATAAAAAATATGAAAGATGATGCAACATTTGTGATGTCTGATGTCGAAATGCCTCCAAAATATTTTTATTATACTTACTCTTACATTAAAATTCTTACTATTTTTTGTCTATTATTAATATTGTTCATGAAAAATATTAAATTGAAACTATTTTTTTTAACCTTATTATTCTTTATGTATTTTTTTCTTTAATCTAGAAAATTTGTCAAGTACAATTTCTCCAGTATAATTCTTTCCCCCTTTCTGTACTTTACAACAGGAGATTCTTTTCCTTTATGTATACTTATAATAGGAATAAAATACAGATGATTCCAATATATTTTTTCTAAATACAAAAAAGGGCCCTTTTCTGCTTCTAATATACTTAATTTGTAATTGTTATGTTGTAAGATATACTGACAAGCTATATGCATTGTTAAATATGAAAAATAATAGGATGGTATTCCTTGAAAATCTGTAGTTTGTTTAATCGAGTTTACATAGCTTTCAATCGTTTCATAATTGTTCATACTGTAAAAAACGTCTTTCCAGTCATTCATAAAATTGGATTTTGGTACACATGCCAAAAACCAATTTTCTATTACAGGAAAAGTCTTTGTAAATGCATTTATTTTATACCCTACAAATTCGGAATTTTCATTAAATTGATAAGCATGAATCCAGTCTAATGATTGATTCAAGTAAATGCTTGCATCTAACCATATACCACCGTATTCTGCCAATACATAGATACGAATAAAGTCGGATTTCTGTTGTTGGGTATTTGCAAAACGCAATTGATTGATATCAAATGGAATGTATTGTTGTAAATTCTCTTTTGATAATACTACAATAGTATATCCTGGATTATGTCTTTTCCAAGACTCAATACATTTACTAACCAGTGGTGGAAAATCTCCATCATGCCAATAGGTATAAATAACATTCGGAATTTTACTACTTTTTCTTTCTTTATACTTATTGTACTCTGGAAATTTTTGGTTTGAAATTGATCTTGAAATGTAACAAACCATAAAAATGTAGTATAATACTAAAATTACTAAAATTAACTTCATTTTATTAAAATGTTTTTTTTAATAAAATGAATATTTTTTCAATACCAGTGTATTACATTAGTTTTAATGTAAAACCTGATCTTGAAAAAAAATTAAAAGATGTAGGATTTACCAATGTAAACTTTTTCAAAGCAATCAATGGAAAACAATTTGAACCAAAAAAGTTGAGAAGAGATAACATAATTAGCATACGTAGTTACAATGATATTATTTCTAATAGAAATGAAGTTAGCGGTATTCCTTCGCTTGGTGCAATTGGATGTACATTAAGTCACTATGAACTATGGAAAAAGTGTATGAATGAATTTAATAATATTATTATTCTTGAAGATGATGTTAACATAGATAGATCTCTTACTCACACAGAAATTTCTATTATAAGAGAATCACTTTTAAAAAAAAATGGAGGATTTGTATCACCCATGACTACTTTTAAAAATTCTAATTGGGGAACAAAATTTTGGGGAGCTCATTTTTATATCTGTTCTAAAGAACTATGTAAAAAATTAGTTGAAAACACATTTCCTATCGATGTACAGGTAGAACCGTACATGACAAATCTTTTAGATTTGAATCAAATTAATTTAACATTTCTACCAATCTATGGACAAAAAATCCACTATTCGTCAATACAAGATTTATGTATCAAATGTGTAATGCCAAATTCAAAATGGTTTTATGTCATCTCCTTTTTATTGATATGTATCCTAATTTACCTCTGCGTAAAATGTTTTAAGAGATGTTTTGGAAATAAATGTGGAATGTAGAAAATTTTTAATCAGAAACGTTAAAAATTTCACCACGGATATGACGATCTTCTTGCATTGATAACATGTTTTCCCTTGTCATATATTACACAACATAGACCGTATCGGTCAAGTTTTTTGCATAGAGTAGAATCCGAACATTTTTCATTCAAAAAATAGTATTGTACGTTTTTACTCTTGTTTACACCATACTTTACATCCGTACCCAAATCCAATTCAACTTGGTATTGGAAATCCTTGCAGAAATCATGGTAAAGAAAAGGATTACCTGTCCTCACTATATAATAAATCAATGATAAAAATAATGGTTGTCTTGCCGGTGTTGAAATCAATCCTTGTGTAATATGATCACGACTATATGAAATGACACTGTAAATAGTGTTTTTATCTGGAAAAAGTTCTCTTACAGGTACCATTAATTCCTTATGTATGTCCATATAAACTCCACCATAAACGTAAAGTAAACAATAACGCAATAAATCAGCCTTGTGTGCACCTAGTTTTAAAATCTTGAATGTATGTAAAACTTCTGGTTGATAATACTCTTTTAAAAATACTTCAGCTTCATTGTCATCCAAAATAATATGAGTATATTCAGGAGCATATGTCTCAATATTTTCGTACACCTCTTTTGGTATTTTCTTCTTATCAAGGTACGTCTGGAAAAATTTAGGTTTTGTTTCAGATAAATAATCTGTCTTTTTTAAAAGATGTTTTGTTGTCGGATAAATATCATTATAATGTCCTCTATTAAATCTGTAATAATTTACAATTGAATTAAAGTATTTAAGCGGATTAAACATTTTAAAAAATTTTTTTAGTAAATATTGAATTTGTGTTGTTACACTCGTATCTATCCTTTCTCCGTCTGATATTTTTTGAAAAAATTCACTATTATCTTCCTTGTTTTTAGATAAACCGCTATGCAAATGTAAAATGAATGTATCACTTATTGGTGAGCCTATATTCATCAAAAATATTTTATCAAGTGAACAACATTTTTTTTCATACACAGAAAAAAGTAATTCATTCATTATACCCTGTTCGTAGCATTCTCCCGACCAGCCACCATTTAATTTATACTCTATCTTTCCATCTACATTTTCGATGCATTTTTCTCTCGAAGTATAGGTCTTTATACAATCATTCAGAAACTTATTTCCATCTTCGTCATTCTTGATAATAAAAACCCCAGCATTGTACCTATCTGTAGCAGGATAATCCAAACCAATGTATATGCTTTTATCATCTTGATTTATGATATATTCCAAAGGTATTTCTGGATGACATATCATCGTATCGCTATCCATCCACATCACATATTCATTCGTTTTATCCTGTAGCAATTCCAAAACAAGTTGAATTTTTGACCAATAAATCGGCAAATTTAATTTATTGTTATACTCTTTCAAAAATAAATATTCATAACCATGTTTTTGTGCATAGTCTGATACATTTTTATTATGTAAAGTTAACAATTCCATATCTCTTGTTTCAAGTGTAACAATTTTTATCTTTTTTTTTTGAATGTATGTCTCTTTTAGACTTTGTTTTATCACATCCAATTTATTTTTCATAGATTCTGTATCTAAATTTAGACTAGAAAATTGTAGTATTAAATAAGTTAATAGAATCGCTATAATAATGATAGCAATTTTTTTCATTTATTACTAGATTTTTTTTTGATTAAAATTGAATTTTGTAATTCAAAAAAAAGTAAATAAAAAATGAAATGTGAATCTTGTAAAAAAAATGAAACCTGTTTTTATGACGGAATTTGGTCTTATTGCGAAGAATGTGTCAAAACAAAAGAAATAGATAAGAATATCCATGAATCTGAACTCGTAGAATGGGATTACTGTGAATATTGTAAAAACATTGTTCGAATGGAAGATTTTATTGGTCCTTGCGAAATATTGATGGCATGCAAACAACGAACAAAAAACGGGTTCACTCATCTATGCAAAGAGTGTGCTACAAAACATGACAGTACTGTATCAGAATCAAAAACGTTGACTTCTTGTATGCTTTGCACATCCTACCTAAAAAAAATAAGAAAATAATTTACCATTTAATAAAATGAAAAACTCATTTTATTCTGAACCATTTCAAAAAAAAGTTAAACAAGGTTTCTTTTCATTACTACAAGAAATCGGGTTTGAACTTGATAAAGATCTCGGACTAGTTCAAACCAAAATTATTTCTTTCCCAGAGATAGACTATTACAAAATGTTGGTTTTTCTAAACAAAAACAATTTAAAATCACTCGCCTATCTCTTTTTACTGATATTGTGTGTAACTCTAACTATTCCACCTAAATTGCTCAAATTTTTTAATCTACCCATCATTGAACCGATCCCATCCGAACCAACCAAATTTAATGCATTGACGTACAATGGAAACAGTTGTTATCTAGACAGTACCCTATTGTGTCTCTTGTTGACACCCAACGAATTGGTGGAAAAGTACATTTTGAATGAAAGTGAAATTTTGTATCCCTGTAATCCCACTAAATCTGTTGAAAAAAATGCAAAGTATCTTCAAAAAATTAGAAATGAATTGATTAAAATCGATTCATTTTTTCACAGTACAAAAACAAAAACGAAAAATTGCAAAAAATTTAGAAAATCTATCCGTAAATGTCTAACCGAATTCCACACGAAGAAAACACAAGATGCAGGTGAATTCTTGCAATTCTTGTTTCGGATTTTCAGTATGGAATTCATTTCAAAACAAATCACTTACACGTACGGCAGTAACAACATGGTAGACTTTTTTCAAACATCAACAACAATAGATACATCTTCGCCTATCATCATCATTTCTACCTCCGTTTTGGAATATCTTGACGACCGCGATTATACAATCACAGAATTCGTGAAACAAAAAGATGTCTCGTCTTTGGAGGGGTGGAAGTACAACCATAAAATCCAGATTGTCAAACGGATTCCGGATAAATTAGCCATCTTTTATGTAAATAGAAAAGGCATAACATTCAACAAAACAAAAATCTACCCCGCTGAAACTTTATTCACACCAAATTATTCTCATCTAGATTTGACTGGAATTGTTATTCATCACAATGATTTTGAGCACTATACAGCAATTGTAAAAAATGGAAATTCGTGGTACAATTACAACGATATAGGCACAAAAATCGTGTTGATTGGAACATACAACGACATGATTGAAAAATCCAAAAAAGACATGTCAGAAAAAAAACCAAACCCAATCACACACGGAACACTCTATTTTTATTCTTAATGTATAACGCAAATATTTGTAAAGATCAATTATTTGCTATTCCATATTTATTATTAATCTAAATTAGTTTAACATTTTAATCCAAACATCTGGTGTAAATTTGGAATCGAGATTTAGATAAAATCCAATTTCTTCGGCACTTTTTCTGTTACTCATTTTAGGTTTGCTTGGAATTTCACGTCCATAAAAATCTTTGTACGCCATTTTTGAAAATTCGACGTTCAGTTTTTTCATAGAGTCAATCAATTCTTTCACAGTTTTACCTGGTTTTAAATTATCTTTCAATTCTTCGTACAATTCTTTAATATTCATGTACGGACGTTTTGTGATTTTGTCACGAAGACCTTTTTGAAGAACAGTATCTGCCATCATGGCTTGTACCAGATTTTTACAGAATTGATTGTGATCGTCGTCTGCGTGAAAAGGTAATGAATGATTCGCGATTCTGAAAATCTGGTTAATCATTTCATTATGTTTTTCAATATGAGTCACATCTTCTAAATCGTCAATCGGGAGATCGTATACTTCAAACATCACGTTCATATTGAACGTCATTTCTGTATCATTGGTAATAATATCAAGTATGGATTTGATTCGATGTTGACCATTCACAATTCGACATTGTTTCTTACAGTCACGAATGACTTGAATTGTGCCCATTAAATGTGGATTTGTTTGGAGTTTTACACATGTAATAATGTCATTTTTATGATTTTCGTCAATTTTTCGATTGAAACTCCACGTATGTAAATAGGGAGCAATTTCTCGGACAGATTTCCAGTAATAATTAACAGGTCCATTTTGTGTCTTTTGTGTCGCAATAGGATCTGCAAAAATATCATAATCTGATTCAGATTCGTTATCTGATTCTGAATCAGACTCAACTTTAGGTTTTGAGAAAAGCCAAGACATTTTACACCTAATTCAATTTTAAGATTTATAATTCAATTTTAAGATTTTTATTACCAATTTATTCTCTTACTAAACATGTTATTTTTTTCGCTTTTAGTGCACCAAACTTTCAATCTCAAAATTAAAATTGAATTTTTAATCTAAAAGAAAGAACTAAAATAAAATGTTCAAATCAAAGAAAGTGAAAGTAGTGAGCCAAGTCGAGAATCCAATGGAACAATTAAAAATGATGATGGCACCACCAGAAAACGCTGAGCGTGAAAAAAACCACATTTATTTCTATACCGACGTCAGTCAAGAAACTTGTCTCGACTTATCCCGTAAATTAAACGATTTAGGAAAAGAACTTTTAAAATTGTCAATTGATTACGACATTCCTCCCCCAAAAATCCATCTGCATATTAATACCTTGGGCGGCGATCTCTTGTCCGCATTCGGGGTCGTGGACGTTATCAAAAATTCTCGGGTACCCGTTGTATCCATCATCGAAGGCCAAAATGCATCTGCTGGAACCATCATCTCGATGGCCTGTCATGAGCGATACATTACAGAAAACTCGTTCATGTTGATTCACCAACTTTCTACAGGGATCTACGGAAAGTACGATGAAATCAAAGACGATTTTGAAAATGATACCAAATTCATGGAACGGCTTTACAAACTCTACCGAGAAAACACCAAAATGAACGATAAGAAAATCAAGGAAGTCCTAAGTCGAGATAAATGGTGGACAGCAGATGAATGCATCGCCAACGGGCTAGTAGATGGTCTCTGGGGTAGCTCGGAGCCAAAGACCAAAAAACAAAAACGCTAAAATTGAATTTCTGAATTTATAGTTTAATAAATTCAGAATGTACCCTTCCGAACCACTCTTATACGTAATGAACAAAATCGGGATTCCACACCCGTCCGAACTTCACACTGAAAGCGCTGATATTGAAAGCGAATGGATTAAAATGCCGCTTGTTTTCTCGGACAAGGAATTGTGGAAAACAGATGATAAAGTCAGTTTAGTGCGTCTTCGTCTTTACATTTACCAATACTTGAAAAAGAACAACTGTTTGAAACATACGTTTACCCCCAACGAAACGTTGAAAGTCTTAGATGAAGATATGGAGCAAATTTCATACACAAATTTAATTAAATTGGTACAGAGTCATTTGTATGACTCGTAAAACGATCGTAAAAAATAAATATTTTTACACCTTCGCACATTTAAAACGCCGATTTTATAATTAAATAAAAAATTGATATTATTTAATATAAATATATTAAAGTAAATATTAATAAAATGCCTACTATAAGTAAAATAGGTTCTACTATTATTAGCAAAATAACAAAGGCAACCAGTGGTATTAAGAACACAGATTTTACTGGTGCCATGAAAGAATTTATTACAAATATATCTAATATTCAATTAGATACAATTCCAGATTTTATCCATTGTGATAAAAAATTACATCTTACAAGACCTAAAATGCGTGAAGAAATGCGTAATAATTTAAAACCACGATTACCTTACTTTTTCAAAAAAAGAGGTTATGAAAATTATGATGAAATCAATGATTGTAGTATTGATAAGTTTGAAGAAACCATTGAAGAAGCAGTTAATATATTGGTTAAAAAACAACAAGGAATTGAAAAAATTGCTATTGATGTAGATGTAATTAATACAATTACAACACCTAATCAAAACCTCAGAACCCCACCAATAATGCCTAAAAATTATGTATCACCTTGGTCAGATAAATCGGCGTTTTAAATGTGAAAAGGTGTAAAAATATTTATAATTTTGAACGGTAGATTTTTCCTCCAATTTCAAACAATAAATCCCTATAAAAATGTTCAAACCATTCCGTTTTCTTGACATTCTTATCAATCAGTTCAATGCTCATATGATCATCGTAACAATTTATGCGAACTGAATTCAACATGAAAAAAGATTCATTTGACTTACTCATAAACACAAAGTGTATCATCCGACTCTTCAAAAAAAGTATTATTTTTTCGTACGGAATCTTTCCATCTGTTGTAAACTTCATTTTATAATGATAACATTATAAATTAGAATTTAATTCTAGAAATAAAATCGTTAATTTCATCCAGATTTTCATCAAAACTAATGTATTGTCTCATTTTATTGATACAAAATTCAATCAAATCAAACTCACTCTGCATCCCTCTCCTTCTAAAGTAATCCATGCTCCCCAAAAAAAGTTCATCAACCGTCTTGAAATACAACGTATCTTTGTAATGTACAACAAACTCGTCTCTTTTGTTTACGTGGTCCATAAATTGTATCATTAAAGATGTATTGATCAAATCCGTATAGTCCAGCGCCGCAATGTCCACCAACAAATCATAGAATATTGGTGTGATATCAACAATCATATTTCTCTTTTTCTCTCTTTCCTTTTTTCCTTTTTTTAATTTTTTAATCAGTTTTATAAAGTTAGAATTTTAATCAGTTCGTCTCTCTTTAAAATGTATGATTTAGGAATTCCTATATTTTTTGCAATGTCTTTCAATTCATTCACTTTTTTAGAGTTTAAATCGTACTCATTGTTCTTGCAAATAAATTGATTTTTGTCTTTTATTTCAAGTTTCGTAACATCAAAAGGACCACAAATACGAATCATTTTGTAACCATGTTCATTGGCACTTTTCGTCTTTTTGATTACCTTTTCCATGTCGACTTGTCTGTCGATATCAATTACAGTCGATTCTTCCTGTAATAGAAAATCGAATGGTTCAGACCATTTGGTCGTATAGTTGCAAAGTAAATCCGGAAATCTTTTCGACAATTGTTTGTAAATGTCCATTTTCTACTCTTTTTTTTTCATTTTAATTTTCAATTTTACACATCAATTAATTCCGATGTAAAATCTTCCTTTATCAAATTTGTGTATAAACCAGATAAACCTTCCGTGTAACTAAATTTTTTGGGTGTCATCCAATCTTTTCCGTACGATTCTGTTAGAAATAAATCCTCATTAGCTGGTATTAAAAAGTCTCTTCCTAGAAATGAAATTTGTTGTAGTTCAAATGGTGTATATTTCCATCTACACATTTTATTAGGTGTCTGGTTACATAAATCAAAATAGGTTGCATTCCAATAATATTCTGGAGTTTTATAATACACAAACAGATCAATACTTATCTGTAATTCTTTATGTGTAAAAGACAATTCATACCCTAATTCCGGTTTTCCAAGTTTATGCTTAAGACTAAATACTCCATTCGATAAAATATCATCAATATTTACTTTTAAATCATCACTAAAAATACCAAAATCAATATCCTCATCATGCTCTATAAATTTATTTTCTCTAACGAATCCAAGTAATGTACCACATGTTAAGAAATAGGGTTGTTTGTATTTCTTTAATATGTTATCCATATCTATCAATACTTTTGAAAATTTAATTTGTTTAGATAAAACTTTTTCTTTGTATTGCCCAAAAATAGTTTTTGTTACCCTTAAATGTCCATGTGTGTCTTCATCGTGTATAGTACTATTTAATTTTGTGTTAAGATGTGTTACAACACATGGTTCAAGTATGTAAACTTGTTTCGAAACTTGCCATAAGAAAGTATCTGTTACTCCACTTTTTTGATTCATTAAATAGTATGGATTTGCGCCACATGTTCTTAAAAATGTTTCCATGCCTTTTCGATTAATTACATATGCGCCTGAAGAATATGCAGGCTTATTTCTATCATAAAAATGAAAAGAATGTTCTTTGTATGTAGAAGATTTATTTAGTACCTGAGAATGATTGACCAATTTAATAATTTCCCAATCATCTGGAGCATTTTCAATCAACGTTTCTAAACTATAGTCCATTAAATTCATCATATCCATATAGATATCATCTTCCATGATAATAACCATTTCTTCTCCATTCTCGTACGCTATCTTTATCGCCTTCAAGTGTGATAAAGTACATCCTATCTCTGGTAATGTAAGATCGAATTGGTTGTAAAATTCGACTCCATCTACAACATCATGTTTTTTATTCTTGATTTTGTATCCATTTACAGCAGGTACTCGATAATATCTTTCGACGTTTACCATTTGTTTTTTCATCCATTCATTTCTATCTGTACTTTTATCCATATTTATGTAATAAACTGGAATTTTAATCACTTTTCTAGGAAAGATTGTATTGTATCTGTCAACATCTTTTACAAAATTTTCCAAATATTCATATAATTGTTTACTTCTTTCTTTTTTGTACATTTTAAAGAATATTAAAATTAAAACAATAATTAGAATTAGAATTAAAATAACTTTCATTTATTTAATATAAAAATAAAACAAATAATAAATGGATATCAAGAATAAAAAAATTATGTTTCTAGGGTTTGGTGCAGTCGCAAAATGTGTTCTACATTATTTTAGTCATTATTTCGTTTTTAATAAGAATAGGGTTGTTTTAGTCGACAAATCAAAAAATGCGTTTACGCCAAATCTCCGATTTAAAAAAATCGTGCTTGCAGTTGACGCTACCAATTTCACAGATTTAGTTGATTCTCTCGGTTTTAAAAGACACGATATCATCATTGATCTCACCACATCAACCGTAACCTACTATTTCATCAAAATGTGTTTGTTACGCGGTTTCCACTACATCAATACTAGCATCGAAGATGTCAATGACGCCATGTTGGGCACATCAATCGATTGTCAACAAAAAATGGTACAATCAATTGCATCTCGGTACCCGAAAAAATCCACGGTTTTAACTGAATGTGGTCAAAATCCTGGTCTAATCCAACATTACATCTTGCATGCATTCAAACAAATGCATTCCATGAAAAATAAAGGTAAATGCACCAAAAAAGCAATTCAAAAAGTAATCACCGATTTCAAAGTTGGTTCCATTTTAATGAGCGAAATTGATAACATGGTTGCCACTACACCCCTTAAACCTTCCATCATTTACAATACCTGGAGTGTCTCCGGTTACTTATTTGAAGCTACAGATAAGACTGAATTGGTTCGCGGAAAAACAAATACGTTCGTCCAGCCCTACATCGCTCCACACAAAATCAGCAATACAACAAAAATTTATGAAAAAATGTGTGACTCTGATTACGATGTCCTATTCATGAAAGAAAATGCGATGAAAACAACATTAAATTCAATTTGTCCCGTACTCACTTCTTCGGGAAATGTAGAGTTTGTTAATTATCGAGGAAAATTGATACACCACGGTGAAATATTTGAGATGGCACGTTATTTTGGCGAAAATGCGCCGTTCATGTCTTATGTCTACAAAAATAGTCCATACGTTGATCAAACAATCGAAGATTACAAAAAGAGTTTCCAGGCAGATGACGACGACATATGGCTTTACGTGAATCAAGAAAACAATTTCAAGATATTCGACGGTAAAGAAGCATCTGGACACGATAGTATCGGGTGTACCATATTTTGTGGCGAGAAAGAAGTCGAACGTATTTTCTGGTGTGGTTCGATACTAAGTAGTGCAGATGTTAGTCCGGAATACACGCCTACGATTGTTCAGGTTGCCGTAGGTGTTTTGAGCGGCCTGTCTTTTATCGTCGAACATCAAGATTTGGGGTGGATTGAACCGACTGATATAGACAATGATTACATGCTCCAAAAAAGTGTCCCTTTATTGGGAAAATTTTTCTTTAAAGAAATACCAATCGACCAATTTAAGGGTCCAATCAAATTTTAGTTTTAGTTTTAGTTTTAGTTTTAGTTTTAGTTTTTGACTTTTTCTTGAAAAGCATTTCATCTGTATAAAAATCTACATTTTCACCGCTACATTAGTCATTGAACAATAATGAACATTACATTCATTTCTATTCAATACCCTTAACCCGTGTTTAGCTCCACGGGGGAAAATATATTTTTATTTCCGTTTATTCAAGACTTTAATG